CCAAACACCGTAACACCGACTTCCTTAAATTCTCCTATTTCCCAGTTTGTGAATATTACACCCTCAGCTACATTTAACCACCCTCCTAGCATTTGATGTTTGTATTTTTCTGGCCTTCTACTTTTGATGTTTTCTATTTGAGATAAAAAGCTGTCTGATAGATTTTCTTTGTTGTCTAGGTATGTAGTATGTATATAGGTTATGTTTCCTTCTGTTACATTAGAACCTTCCTGGATTCCTTTATCTTCAAAGTACCGTCTATATATCCAATGTTCTTTGCTAGTAGGATTCAGTATTAATATGACCCTGTTTTGTATGCCTTGCTGTCTGACAGATAAATCTATCTTGTCAAATGTATCTTCATTAGTGAGTTCTTCTGCTTCATCCAGAACAAAGGTTGTAACGCCTTGTAATGACTTTAGATTAGCTGTTTGATCTCCACTTGATGTCTTTATGCCTTTGAATACTATTTTGCTCCCAGAACGCTTATTTCTTATTTCGTCTTTTGTTATATGGAAGTCCTCAAAGATGTCTAGGAGTTCTAGCTTGTCTATAAATTCTGGAATGATAGATACATAAGCAGAAGCAAGTGTGTATCTAGTAAATAAGATTGTATGGCCTTTTTCGTATGTGAGTAATACAAGAAGTAAATTAACACTAAATGATTTCCCAGAACCTCGACCACCTGTCACGATGTAGTATCTAGAATCTTCTTGTGTTAGTGGTGCATACTTCTTATTAATGTCTATCATTTGAACTTAATCAAGTCCTTAAAGTTGATGTTAAAGCCTTCACTAGAATTAATATCTACAGATTCTTTTGGTTTGCCATATCTATAGCCAAAGTATAAATTCAAAGCTCTACCATCTCCTTTCATAATCAGCTCCCCTAGCTTTTCTATGACCTTCTCGTTATCTATAATATTATCTAGTTTCTCAATGAGCTTTTCTTCCTCCACCTTCTTTTTACGTCCTGCATTATGTCTTGATCCACCGTTGTTTTTTCTACCATCCATATATGATACCTTTAAACTCTAATTCCTGCTTTATTTCCTTTAACATATAAACAGCATCGTCAGCATCTCCGTTTTGGATTGCTTCTATTATAATGTCTATATCGTTAATTATGTCGTACATAAAGATTGAAAAAAGATTGATTAATCAATTATATAACGCTTAATTTAATTCTTTTTGCAACAGCCTCTACTACATCTACTGTTACTGCATTTCCACACATCTTATATCTTTGGGTGTCTGATATATCTCCTAGTTCTTTTCCATACTTTGTCCAGTCATCTGGAAACCCTTGTAACCTTTCACATTCTATAGGAGTTAATCTTCTAATTTTATTTTTGTTTTTTATTACAGGCTGTCCACTTCCATCGTTTCTTGCTCTAGCAGGAATTGCAGTACTATCTCCAGATTTTATTTTTCTAAATCCTTTACCGTGATTATGTGTTCTCAATGTTCCTGCCTCTATTACAGCCATACTACAGCTAGTATCTAATGTTTGTGATATTCCTTTACCAACTCTACCCCTTTTTGTTTTAGAGCCTGGATTTTGAAAGTTTATACCATCTCCTTTATGTGCAATTTCATATCCACTTTTTGTAGCTGAATTTATTTTTATTTCTTCTTGTGCATCGAGTTCACGTTCAATAATGTAACTTCCGTTTCCTTGTGAATCTTTGTATCTTGTCGTGAGTGTACAGGTATTTCCTTGTTGTCTTTGTAACTTAGTAGTCTTGAAATTGTTTTCTGAGATAGGAAATATTTGTCGTCCACTTCCTTCTCCAAGACATCCGACAAGGTAGATTCTCTCTCTATTTTGGGGTAGAAACCACTTTGTATTAAGCAGTTGCCATTCAAGTCTATAGCCCCCAATGTCATTAAACGCTTTGAGGATTGCCGTAAAGTCTGAGCCAGAATTTGAGGAGAAAGTTCCTTTAACATTTTCCCAGATAAAAAAATCTGGTCTGCATTCTTTGATAAGCCTAATTGCTTCAAGGATAAGACTTGATCTTTGTCCATCCATTCCTTTTCTTTTTCCAGCCATACTAAAGTCTTGGCAAGGACTTCCGAAAGTGATAACGTTGATTTTTGGGAGCTGTTCTCCTTGAATATCTGTAACTGATCCGACATACTTACTATCTTTAAAATTATACTTAAAAACATCTATAGCATATTTATCTATTTCTGAAAAGAATGTTTGTTTTATGTCAAAGACTTTTTTTAGTCCTAAACTAAATCCACCTATTCCAGAAAATAAATCTAAGTGATTCATTCTTGTATTTCAGTTATATTAATTATATGCTTTTTAGTTTCTATTAAACATTTATTTCTTAGGTATTGATTTTTAAAGTTTTTGGGGATTCTGATTTCTACATACTTAGATGTCATCAATTTCATCCACTTTAGCTTTATCCATTTTATTAGTCTCATTTTCTAGTTCTTTTTGTAGGTTAGCGAGTGCCCTCCAGGCCACCTTAGCAGAATGTCTCATTCCGTCTGTATCTATCTTTCCTGCTTCTATTAGGTGTCTTGTTAAGGCATCTAGTTCATCTGTGCTTTTATTACGATCCCAATGCAAAGGCTTATTTGGGTGGTGCTGTTGGTTTCCTGCCCAAGAAACTTTTGCAACCTCAGCTATTGCATCTGGAAAGTATTTTAGTACGCCAGAATATACTGGCATTTGTTTTCTTTTATTTTTATCTGTCTCCATTATAAAACTTTACTTTTCCATTCTAGACTTTTAATGTAGGTGTCTATGACTTCTTCTATTTCGTCTATTTTTTCTTCTGGTACTTCTCTAAGTTTTTGTATTAATGGATGGTCAAACTTTAATTGAAGATTCTTGCATTTGTTTTCCAGATAATGTATTCTGTCTATTTCGTCTATAGTTAATGTACTTTTGAAGCTAAATAGTTTTTCTATTTCCTGTATTTTCTTATTTGTCTTTTTGTACATCTCATAGTTCTTTCTACTGTGTATTAGTGTAGCGTGGTTTATTGGTTTACCTTGAGATTCAAAAAACCTTGCTATGTTAGTCCATCTCATTCCTAGTTTGTCTCTAAGCAGATAACACAATAAAGATCGCATTTCTACTATTTCTGTTTTTCTACTTGGTACAAATACATTGATGCCAGATAATTCTCTAACTTTTTTAGATATATCTATGGGCTTCAAATTGTTCATATAAATCATACTGTTCTTAGTTTTAATAAATTATAACATTCTATATATTTCTGTTTTGCTTTGCCTTTATATTCTTGTCTAAATAGTTCATACATTTTTTTAGTGTACTGATATTTAGTATTACAGTCTTTAAACCATTTCTTAGCAAACGCCTTTCCTTTTCTTTTGAAGAAGTTTACATTGTCTGCTGTATCTCCGACTATCATTTGCTCATAGAAATTGTATAGGGCTTCTTCTGGAGTTATGTCCAGGACTTCTTTGTGCTTATAGTGATAGTTGTATATTAATGCAGGAAATTGTTTATAGTCTTTATCTATGCTGACTATCATTACGTTTTCCCTTCCTATTTCATCTGATATTGTTTTCCAGTATTTAGCTACCAGGTCGTCTGTTTCTACGCCAAAGGTATATATACTATTATAAGTGTCTTTGACGTATTGGTGCATATCGTGTAGTAGTGGAGGAAGTTCCTGCTTTTTTCTATTAGCCTTGTATGAAGGAGCAAGTATCTTTCTAAAGTTGCCTTTACATCCATTGAATGTTTTGACCTCAGCTATTTCATATACTTCTTCTAGATCATTTACTATTTTCATAAACTGTTCATCAAACTTTACTATCGCATCGTCTAAATCTCTATAGTAAATATCTTCTAGTTCTTCATCTTCTCGTTTACTTCTGTAACAACTTGCAAATATTAAGCTGTCAGCATCTACTAATAAAATCATATATTACTTATTATTGATAATATAAACATTGCTAAAAGGCCTACTAAAGCAATAAAAACTAATTTCTCACTTGATTGCTGTTGTTGTGGAGGCCTTCCTTGATTACTCCTGTATTGTCTGAATTTCTTTTTTCTGTCCATACTGTTCTGTTTTCTTAATCACTATGTAACCTTCTTGTCTAAGGCGTTTGATCCATTCCTGTTTTTCCCTTTCTTGTTTTCTGAAATGTTCGAATATTTGATTGCTAATTGCCATACTGTCTTTTTTAAATCAAAAAGCAATATACAAAATTATTAACAAAATTCAATAACTACCTATTAATATTTATAATACTAGCATCGTTTTCTTTGAGCAAGTAGACTGATTTCTTTTTCTTTTTATTGCTCCATAGTGTAGTAGTAGGACAGTACAGTTCTACAGGTTCTGGCATATCAATATTGTTTAGCCAGTATAGAAAATTTCCTTTGGGATCATTTACAAAATACAATGCTACTTTATTCTGTTTCATAAGTTCATCGTATTTATATTTTTCTATCATTTTTTCCTCATAATATTTATCTCGCATCTTGATCTCCATTACACAGTCATATCCTTTTGGAGTTTTGCCTATAAGATCATAGCATAGATTCTGGTCTCCTACCCATTCTAATTCCCATCCGTCTATTTTTAGAACTAAGGCAATGGCCTTTTCCCAGTTATGAGTTTTGATAATTCCCATTATCCCATATTATGTTTAGGTCTTTTATCCACTTTTTAATTTGTTTTGGACTGCAGGTACACGGTATATGATATTTATGTTTGTAGTATCTGCTGTGCAAGTCTGAAACCATTTTAAGTTCTTCGTGTGTAATGACTGATTTCTTGACACTTCTAAATGTTTTCCATTTTTCATAATCTTCTTGTTCAAATGTTACCATCTTTTTATTTTTATTTTGTTAAGTTTCTCCTGGCGTTCATCGCAGCCACAACTGTCTTTACCAAGTTTTTTAGCAACCCATTGAGCAATTCTTTTGCCTTGACCAAATGTTACTATATAAATTATTACTGCTAATGTATCTCCTAGTCTCATAGTATTTTTTTTAATCCATCCATTTTCCGTGTTTTCTTAGATGCCAGAATCTATGTTTTAACACCATAATAATAATTCTAAAAAAGCTATCAGCTTCGTATGATCCTGCCTTAGTTATTAATTTCATAATATTTTTTTAAGTTTTTCTTTGACTTTCTTATAAGTATTGTACAAGCTGTAGTAGGCTATTCCTGTTTTTCTAGAAAGTTCTGCAATGGATAAACCATTATTTACAAGCTCAAATACTTTCTTGTCATACCAATACATTTTATTAAGTTCAACCTTTATTTGATTGTACTTTTCTGTATAGTCCACATCGGATTCCATATCCTTAATGTTTTCTAATGGTACTCTAATAACGTTTTTTCCTTTACGTTTTAAGTCCAGGAATAACGATCTTAGTGTTTTAAATATGTAATAGTAGTTGATGTCGTGGTCTCCATAGGAGATGTCGAGACCTTTGTTTTCGATTGCTAGTTGGATTTTTATGTACATTTCCTGTACCAAATCCTCAGCAGTTTCACGGTCTAAGCCGAATGATTTTACTATGTCTATCCAGTCGTTATGCTTTGCAGCTAACAACCTCATATTTTTTTCTTTCATAAACTACCCATTTAACACATCGTAGAAAGCATCTACGACTGTCGGTAGTCCTATGTCATTTACTTCAAAGCTAAATGTTTCAAAAGCATAACCTCTACTTCTTTTACATTTTACTGTGACCCAGTCTTTGTTTACTGTGTTCGCTTCAAGTTGTATTTGTGTTTCTGTTTTTTTCTCCAGGAAACTTCCTAAGTGACCTGTTGGTTTGTCTGATCCAAAATTACTATGTATAACTGTTATAATATGACAATTATATCTAGCAGACCATTCCATTAATTTCTGACAACAAGCATTAGATTCCTCTATATTGTTTACGTCTGAAACTAAGTCAGCGACCCCATCTATAATAACGAGGCCACAATTCCTTTTTGTCTTTAGACAATATTCTATAAATTCTATTCGGTGTTTTGGGTCTACAGTTCTTAGTCCAAATGTATGGTAGCACCCCTGCTCAACGTCTTTGTTCATATCTATTATTCTTCGCATTGACATCTGGGCGTGGAACTTTCCTTGCTCCGTGTCAAAGTATAATAGACATCTTCCGTTTCTATGTCCTTTTATATTTCCTGCAAAATTATTTTTGCCACTTAAATATACAGAACCTAACAAAGATATAAAAAAAGTTTTTTTAGTTTTAGGTGGAGCTTGTACAAATGAGAAGTTTCCATAAGTTCCTATTGGTATCGGAACAAGCTGATCTCCTTGATTTGATTTTAAAAGTTTTTCTCCTAATGATAGTGCTACTGGTGGATAAGATAGTTTTTCGGAAGTGTCTATATAACATTCTTCCATTATTTGTTCCATTAATTTTGTTTGGTCGTTTGTCATTTGTCTAAGGTAAAAAAAAAGGAGGAAAGATACGTATACCTTTACCTCCTAATTTGTGATTGAACTAATTAGTTGCTAAAAAGGCAGGTCATTATTCTTGTCATCTTTTAGATAACCGTTTTCTGTTCCTGCAATAATGTGATCATTATTATCAGTTCTAGAATCTATTGGTGCAGGTTCTTTTTCTGCAAGACAAATATTGTTATCTGTCCAAACGACTTTACCATTTCCTAAATATTCTTTAGGCTTTTTAGCTTCACGTTCTTCTTTGCTTTGTGAATCATAGAAGGCCACGTTGTTACCGAACCTTGTTTCATCACTTATTGATACAGTCAAGTTATACCAGACTGCACCGTCTTTACCTTTTACAAATTTTTCTTTAGGTAGTTTTGCCACGTTTATACTGGCATTAATTAATGTACTCATATTTATATATTTACAGTTTCTACAATTTTATTTAGTTCTGTTTTCATTTCATCTGATAAAATATATTTCTTTTCTACGTCTGAAATTTTATAACCGTCTTTAAGGCCATCTACTACCTTTTTATATTGTGGAGTATTAGCTAAAAGTTTAGGTTTTATTTTACCGTGAGTATTTATAGCATCGCTATCCTGGGTATCGTCTATCAAAAATAGATTTCCAAGTGCATACTTTTTCCCATAACTACTTGCAGTTCCAAATTTCTGAGGCATTTGCATACCCTTCTGGTCTAGATCAACAGCTACTATTGCTGTGGCCTTTAATTTTCTAAGACCGTCTGTAATAATTGCTGTAGATTTGATTGCATAGTTTTCTAATAATTCTTCCTTAATCCTTACTGTGCATTTCATAGGAATTAAAAAAGGTTTAATTGCTTCCAGTATATCTTCTGCACTTCTGTACTTATATTTTCCAAAAGAATTGTATCTTGATTTCTGAGCTTTTAATTCTGTTTGAATTATAGCTAACTTCTCATTTAATGAATGTTCCATATTATCTGATTTTGTCATCTTGTGATTTTTCTAATTGTATTGTTAAATATTCTACTTTATCTTCTAGCATCTTAACGTGCTTTTCCAGGGCTTCAATTCTATGTTTTTGAAATTGTACTATTTGTCGATTGTAGTTGTGATCCATAGTTGTACCTGTATTTAAGTTGTTTAAGTGCTAGTTTAGCTAGTTGAAGTTGCTCATACGATCTGATTACTTCTTTTTCGTGAAAGCCTACTTTCCATTCAGCTTCTTCAATAAGTTTCTGTTTGTCGATTGTGACCTCGATATTATCCTTGATAAATCGCTGTCTTTCTTCTTGATTTTCTAATAAGTGTTCTATCATTTTTAAATATTTAGACTGCTAACTTATTAAAAAAAAATTTAATATCCTAATGTTAAGACAAAAAAAAAGGATTAACCTAGATTAACCCCCTTTCTCCCAAAGACAAAATGAACAGAACTATAACAAATATAATAAATTATAAATTATTTAATTTGTTTTCATACTTAGTTATTAACGAAATGACTTCATCGTTTGATAACTTTAAAATTTCCTTGGATTTTCTTAATAATTCTTCTGCTGTACCTTCTCCAAATTGTTTGTTAAGATTAAGGCCAAATACATAGGACATACCTTGCTCAAACATATTGCATTTCACACATTGTACCTGGCAATTAGTTTCATCCCATCTAGTCGCATAGGATTTCCTTGACATAAAATGACCATTTTGAAGTTTCTTGTAATGATCTTTTTTGCCACAAGTATAACATTGAGCTATATCATTCTTAGCGTGTCTCCGTCTAATGTATAAACTAAATACGGTATCTAACTTTTTGATTAGATTTTTACGTGAGACTTTTCTAGGCATTTATTTATCTTGATAATAAAGAAATTTAGTGCCCATTTCGTGATTGATCTTCTGGATTGCTTTGTAGATATATCTGCTATTTTTCTTAACAGTATTTTTTTGATGTTTAGATGAATCTATACCAAGGTTCTGATATTGTATAGCATCTATCTTTAGCAACCTATCTATTTTATCACGTTTAGATACGGTTTTATAACTCACTATTTTGTCTATTATGTCTGTATCAAAACTCATATTGTTGTCTAATATACAATTATATAACGTATTATAAACATTTTTTTTAATAAAAGAAAAGAAAAAGAAAAAGGACAAAAAGAAAAAGAAAAGAAAAAGCCCCCCAGAAAAACAAAATTTTTATTTACACGATCCAATAGGAGTGGCTACCTAAAGTCTAGCAACTTAGACAGATTTGCGACTGTTCAAGACAAATATATATAATTTTTTTTAACGTCCTTGGCCTCTATATGGTTTTTTATATTGCTTAGAGGTTTTTAACCTGGACTTATTCTTGCTGTGTGGATGTGAAGTTTTCTTTGGCTTTATGTATGTATATCCTAAAGTCTTGGCCATTATTGTTTTTTAATCTTTTCAAAACTACGTCCACCAAAGTATGCAGAAATTACAGTTATTAATGTGAGCTGTAATAAATCCACCCAAGAATCTTTTACTTCAAATGCTACTACACCTGCATCTATGAAGATCATAAGTACAGTAGAAACAATAAGAAATAACAATACTAACGGTCTGACATTTCTAGATAGCCAACTTCCCTGGTTATCTGACAACCATCTTTCTGTAACATTCTTTTGCATATCAGATTCAGCTTGAATAAAGACTTGTGTCATTTCTTTTTCAAACCTTGCTTTATCTTCTTTACTAAAAGTGTGTTTTGCAACAATGTTACTGATCTTCTCAGCAATTCCTCCACCTGCTGCACCGAATATTTTTGCTAGTATTTGTTTCATTTCTTTCTATATGTATCGTAGCATATTGCTATCGCTTGATCCTTTTTATGATATTTCATTACTTCTGGTACACACCTAACCATAAAGTCTTTCTGCTTCTCGTTTTTTCGTGGTTTAGGTATAGGCATCTAATAAAATATTTTAATATGTAATACTAAAAACAGTATGTAAAAATTAATCTCCAGAAAATCGTTTTCATCGTCCTTTGGATGTATTCCGATTCCAAACATAAATACAAAGCCACCAACGCTACGGTCTATTATGGCAACTTCATATCTTTTAATCATTACATATATTTATAATAAACTTGACTTCCTTTTCTATAAGCCTTTAATAGATTCTTTCTATTAGCTTTTTTGTTCACATAAGAAACGTGAATCCATTGAGGTTCTTCATCGTTTCCGAACTCCCATATCATTTGGTCGAAGTCTAAGTTATCTTTTATAAATTCAAATAGTTCTGCATTTGTTTTTTCTCCCATAGTAGACAGGTCTATTGCCTGGCCTTTTGTATGCTGACTGGTACGACTTGATTTGATCGCTTCGCATAAATCAGCACTTCTATAGAAACTATTAATTCTAATAGGATGTCCTGCAAACTCACGTAAAGGTTGAAAAACTTTTTCTGCTACAGTTTTCATATTTTTTATATGAGTTTCTGTAGGATTGTTTTTAATCTTTAGTTTACTTGCAGTCTGTGAATACGTAGCTTCCTTGAAACTAATGTTTTCACTTATGTTTTCTATTTTTTTCATACATTAATATCCATTTATGTACAGTATAGCCTATTGATACTAATACCAATACTATCTTCAATATAAGGTCAATATCGGTAAAACTTATTCCAAAGGTCGTGATATTCAGACCATATATTTTTAAATCAGTTAAGTTCATTTCATATTTGTTGTTACTCGGTTTCATCTTCTTTGATCTCCGTGTAACTGCCGTCCTTTAGATCAATATTGACTTTACCATACTTTTCTTCTAATTCTTTTTTTGCACCTTCCTGCTGACTAATAATATCTGCCCATACGTGCAATAAGCTATGGCGTTGTGTATCTAATAAACCTAGGTCGTGCAGTATAGCACTTTTCTTTTGTTCTTGTTCTTGTAATTCTTTGAGTTCTTCTTTAGTTATTTTACTCATTTTT